TAAATAAAGTATCCCATACCGCCTGCAGCAACGATGGGAAATCCATACTTATTAATTAATTCTACAACGTCCATTAGTCTTTCCTCGCATCGTTCTTACCATCAGCGCGGGCAATACGCTCTAGGTCTGGCTTTACTTCTAGTGCTGTACTCATAAGAGCATCGATACGAATAATATCATGGTTCATGGTCTTAACTCTATTATCCAGAGCAGTAATGATACCACTCATACCTTTAACAGAACTAGTGACGCCTGCAAGAATAAATTTTAGAGTTAAAAATACGAAGTAAGCTGCTGCAATAGCTGCAGCAATAGGAAAGCCAACCTCTGATACTAATTTAAAGAAATCTGGACCCATAGTAACTTCCACTTAGTAAAAATTATTACGATATTTAGTAAAAAAGAAAAGGAGTCAGACTAGCTGACTCCTTTTGCATGGACTGTAGGAACCCCACCTGCCTTTTAAAGGCGACACAGTCACTTCCGGGCACAACCGTGCTCTTGCCTCTTGAAGCTATATTAGCTCAAACATGCAGGTTTATTTATATTAACCCTCAGTTAGAAAGAACTTTGGAGTGAGACCGTCAAATCCCCCTCCTAGGTTCAGATGAGAAGCTGTTCTATATGCTTCTTCTTTACTATCTAATACCATTATAAGTTGATCGGTCTTAATCTCTTTAATATAGAAATCTTGACCTTCTTGGATTACCCTATACTTAACCATTAAAAATTAAACCCCCCTACTGTTTTACGCTTTTTCTTAACTCTACCTAACTCTACCTCTTCACGATTTCTCTCACCGAAATGAGTACTATCCATAACAGGCCCATCCAAGATATCAGCTTGACTATGTTGTTCAGTATCGTAAAACCTCATCTTCGGCCTATCAACACCAATTACAAAACGCTTATCCATATTAGGATCACTATATCTATTTTTTAACTGCTTCACCATTACCTGATTCATACCTGCAAGCTCTTCAGTATTAATAAGAGCAAACATAAAATCAGCTGTAGCAGGCAAACCAAACGATTCAGAAGTATCCTCAAGTCCTAGATCGGTATTAGTATAACCACTACGCGTAGTCTGAGTAGCGCTTACGATAGGAACTTTATACTCGACAGCTAGACCTCTTAACTCTTCAGCAATAGCCTTAATGTAAGTATACGAGTTTACACTTGCACCTAACTTAAGTCTGGAACTCATACAAATATTTAAGTAATCAATGTAAATTACATTAGGGCTAAAGTTCTTCTTGATCTTAAGATCTTCAATAAGAGTTCTAAAGTGAATACTACCCGCTGATGCAGTCGGATATTCTTTAATAATTAATTTACCAGAGGTCTTACCTTTTACTCTATCAACCTTCTTGAGGTATACATCCTTGGGTAAAATAGCTAACTCTTCAGTAGTAACATTAAGAAGATTAGCATCTATGCGTTCAGCAATACGCTCTTCTGCCATTTCCATAGTAATATAAAGTACGTTATGTCCCTGCATAAGATTAGTAGCAGCGCAGTGACACATGAACATAGTCTTACCCACGCCAGTACCAGCAAGAATAATATTCAAAGACTTTTGAGCGAGGCCACCTCTAGTGATTTTATTGAAATATTCTAGATCAAAGGGTATCTTTTGTTCTTTTAGGTGATAGAAATCATAACGAGATTCACTATCATCTAGAAAATTATGACCAATGCTGCTATCAAAACTAACTGCCAGAGCATCAGTAAGTATACCAGGAATTGCATTCTTACTAAACTTCCCATCTTTACCATCTACGATTTGAATAGACTGATATAGAGCATTTACTACTGCTCTATCCTTACAATAGTTTTCAGTCTTCTCAACAAGCCAATCTAAATGCTCATTAACAGGAGCTAGACTCTCAACAAGGCTAGTTACTTCTTTAAATCTAACCTCATTGAGATTTGTCTGACTCTCTAACTCTACTCTAATAGCTGCCTTAGTTGGCTGCTTATTATATTTCTTAATAAAGTTATCTACGACAGAATATACTTCCTTGACGTTGGAGTCTTGAAAGTATTCTGATTTAAGAAACGGTACAACTTTTCTCGCATAGTCTTCATTATAAACAAGACTCGAAAGAATTAATTCTTCTTTCACTCAATTACCTCTTCATCAATAATGCTACCCATAGCCAGAGTATACTTGTTTTCAATAAAAGATGCAAGGTCTGTTTCTTTTAATAGCGTAGTCCAGAATTCTGAATTATCTATAAAGTCACCCGCACGCATATTAGTACCGAGCTCACCAGTCTCTTTATTTACTCTTGCATACCAGCCATTCTTGGGCTTTACAATATAACCACCTTCCATGGCAATGTCAAGAAGACCTGACCACTTATTGATACCATTCTCATAAGTTAGAGTAATTGGAATCTTACTCTTCTCTCTAACATAACGGGACTTCTCAACATTAATTACAAAGTGATAACCTGCAATTTCACCATCTTCTTTTTCTTGCTGCCTACCAATAATCCAGATATTATCTGCACCATAGTAAGAACCAGTACCGCCACCTACAATGTCCTTTGGAAACATACCAATTTCTTTATAGGTATGATTGATAACAACCATAGGAATATCTTTAAGTGTAAGCTTTGCAGTTACAATTCTAAACAGTGACTTAATAGCCTTGGCACGAGACATATCAGCTACGGTCTTACCTTCAATAGCGTCATCAGTCTCTTTCTTCGAAGCTAAGTTACCGATAGAGTCAATAATAATCATTACCTTATCGGTACGTTCTAGATTCTGCAACTGAACAGAAATATCGTGCTTGAGTTCTTCTACATCAGTAACAGGGGTATGAACTACAGCTCCTAGATCAATACCAAACGTCTCAAAATACTTCTGCGGCGTACCAAACTCTGAATCGTAGAATAGAATAATACCATCATTATACTTCTTCAAGAAAGAAGCAGCAAGTAGTAATGCATAACCAGTCTTAAAATGCTTCGAAGGACCGGCAAGCATCGTTACACCAGGTGTTAGACCACCATCAATACGACCAGATAATGCAACGTTAATCATAGGTACAGGGGTAGGAATCATATCCTTCGCCTTATACAGTGCACTATCAGCTATCATAGAAGTTAGCTTAATAGTAGAATTCTTCAATAGTTTTTCTTTTAACGACATAACAATCTCCTAGAAAAATGCGTCAAGTGTGTTCTTTTGTTCTGTTTTCCATCCTATCTTATCTAGGATAGACTTAATCGGCTCCAAGAAACTCTTTTCAAACTGCTTATTAAAATCAAGATACCTCTCTAATCCAAACTCAGGTGGAAGTCCACCAGTAGAAGCAATAACAGTATCTTGTACTGGGTTAGGCATTTTAAGATAACAAAACTTAATCTTCTCACCTTCGTTAATTTCGGGATAATTCACTAGCTTATGCTTACGTAGCATATGATTATAAAGAAGAGAACCCTTAACATGAATAGGAGTTGCTTTCTTATATACAGAAGTAGAGTCCATCCACTTGCTCATTTCCTTACAGCCACGAGGAAATGCAATGTCTTCAAACGGTAACTTCTCAAACTGCTTTTTAAAATCCGCAATATGCTTGATTACGGTCTTTTCGTCAGTCGACATAACTAACTTGAGAGTGGATTTAATCATATCTCTACAAGCAGATGGAGTAGAAGTTTTTACAGCTTCAATACCCATCATCTTTAACTTGGGTTCTTTATACCTTACACCTTCACTATCCCATACGTTCATAATATAACGTTTCTTGGCTACCCAGATAGCTTTATCAGCGAGATTTTCTCGCTTCATTTTCATCTTCTGATCATATGCATTTACATATTCTGCAAGTTCAGCAAATGCATTATCGATAAGCGGTTCAATCTTCTCCTTGCAAAGCTTATCCATAAAGTCAATTATCTTATTAGTATCTTTCTGCTCTTCCTTAGTAAACAGATGATCTACTAGAGGACCGAGATTCAAATAGTTACTATCAGTATCAACCGCGATGATATAATCTTTCTTCTCTGTCTTAAGTACCTTATTCATATACTTGTTAAGTGTATTCTCAATCCAACGAATAGAGAGCTGACCGGACATGGTAATTGCCTCAGCAAGATCGTCATCGTAATACCTAAACCCTGCATTTGACAAAGCACCATAGCCTGAGTTCAGAATAATTTTACGAGCCATCTGATTATTATTGTACTGTGCAACTAATGCAGTATACTTTTTCTTCAACTCAGCTTTAGATAAACCTGATTCAGTATACTGACCACTCTCTACCTTTTCGAGAGTCTTCTTGGCTTCAATCATCTTATCCTTAAACAAAACACGCTCATCATAAAGCGTACTCATCAACTTAGGTAAGAAACCTTGTCGATCGCGATCAAACAGAACACCGTTAGCCGCAATCGTTGCATTATTCTCCTTAATAGATTCACTAATGCGTGTGCGTCCAAACGTTTCTTTGTTATAGTATCCATCTAGAACATCGTCAATAGTGTATGTCTTCTTGGACTTGCCAGTAATCGTTTCGGGACTAATATTATACTGAATAATAAGCATAGGATACAAGGAGTTAACGTCGAATGATGCTACCCAGTTATGCATTCCCACGAGAGGATCTTTTACATAAGCACCTACAATCTGCTCTTCTTTTTCAGTAGACTTATTCTGAGGTACAACAATGTTCTGTTTAAGTAGATAGTTATGAATAATAATATCCCACATTCTTACAGTAGTAAATGTATCGGGATAGTTTACCTTACCACTATAAGCAATCGCCATTACCTGCTCGATGAACTTCATCTTCTCATCAAGAGCATGTACGAGATCTACGTCCTTAATATTATAATCGATATACTTTTGAAAGTCATTTTCGTATAGTTGATGCAAGGAACTATACTCAGAATAGTCTAGTTTCTTCTCACCCAGTTCTACGTGTGCGATATAATCAAGTCTGTAACTCTCCTGCATCTTATAAGAGAACTTCCTATACAGCTGCAAGTAATCAAGTACAGTTACACCTACAGGGGTATAGATTGTATATTCTCTACCTTGTACGAACAGTTTACGATTTTCAAGAATACTCCAGGGGGATAGTTTCTGGGCTTGATCTTCGCCTAGGATTCTTTTGATCCTGTTAACCATGTAAGGAATATCGAAGAATTCTACGTTCCAACCAGTTACAATATCAGGTTGAAACTTATTCCACGTCTCAATAAATTTAAAGAGTAGGTGATGTTCAGATTCACAGTGATAGTAAGTAACGCGCTTATCTGTAACGTTATATGGTTTCAAGCCCATAACGATAATCTCATCGTTCTTACGGAGAGTAATAGCAGTTACAAATCTATCAGCAGTCTCGATATTTGGAAATCCACCTTGCGAATCAACCTCGATATCGATAGTCACTACAGATACGATATTCTTATCAAACGTAATATCTTCAGAGTATTCATCATTGATGAATGCGTACTGAAAGTTAGTTAGTCCGTAGAATTGAAAACCACTAACATCCCTATAACGCTTAATGAATTGATTGCATTCAGACATTGAATCGAAGTCAATACGATCTACTATCTTACCATCAAGAGTGCGATAGTCGCTTTGTTTAGTCTTTGACGTCACAAATAGGTAGGGTTCATACTTTACCTTTCTAGTAATCTTCTGGCCATTCTCGTACCCTCGTACAAGAATATGATCGAAATGCCTAGCTACGTTAGTATAGAATCTCATTAAACCCTCCATTTATAGTACATTATATAACACATAGCAAAAAATATCAATAAAAAAAGAGGGGCTTTCGCCCCTCTTATCAGCACTTACTCATATAGAGCAAGTTCATATTAAGTGTACCAAGGTGTCGCATTCTATCTTCTGATTCCTTAACTGTGTTAGCTGAATCAATAAAACGCTCATACCCGGCTCTGGCTTCGAAAAAGCCTCTTATCTTATTAATTATAGTAGACATCTTAGCCCTTAAGAACCTGCTTTTCGCTCTTTGGTTCAGCAGAGTCCTTAATATCTACCTTACGTGGCTTCTTATGATCTGGGATAATATTTTCGAGCCAGATCTTTAGAATGCCATTAACCATCTCTGCACCCTCTACTTCAATAGTATCAGCAAGAGTGAAAGCACGCTGGAATGAACGATTAGCAATACCCTTGTATAGAATATTGGCTAGGTTCTTTTCGTCACTATCAAGCTTACCAGAGACGACTAGCTTGCCATCAACAAGTTCAATCTCAATATTCTGCTTGCCGAAACCAGCAACAGCCATTTCGATTACGTACTTGTTTTCGTCTACTTTTACAATGTCGTATGGGGGATAGTTAGCTACTTTTAGAGTATTATTAGCAATATCTGAAAAGCGCTTGAATGTGTCTTCGAACCCAACAGCAAACGGGGTCCAATTAGGTAGTAATTGAGTCATGTTAGCCTCCTTAAAGCAAGGTTAATATTACAAGCCCATTATGGCGCTTGCATAGTATTTATATATTAACCTTGCTTTTGAGGCAACTTACTTTTTGGGCTTGCGACCTTTGACAGCAGCCTTTGCCTTTTCTTCAGCAACTGCTACTTTCTTCTTGGCTTCTTGCTTCACTTCAGCAACCTTAGTCTCTACTGCAGCAGCAGCTTCTTTAACTTCCTGCTTTGCAATAACTACAACTTCTTGTGCAGCCTGCTCGACCTTCTTGGCAGTCTCAACTAGATCCTTCTCTAGTTCATCAACTACCTTCTTTGCAGAGTCTACAGAATTCTTGTTTTTCTTGGCATACCAGTAAACACCATAGCACGCCGCAGCCAAAACCGCTAGTGTAATTAAAACATCCATTTTATTTCTCCTTTGGAAAAAGAACCCTTTTCAATTCAGGCTCTCTATAGTTAGGACCCTTCATAACCTTACCATAAGAGTTTTTAATGGCTTTGCCATCAGGTCCGAGTTTTGTCATATTTGAGGAATGAACCTCGTCAAAGCAGGCATCTAGTTTAACTCCAAATGTATGCCCTGCTCCATATACTACATATAGCAAATCTGTTAACGCGTCTGCTACTTCTACAATATCATTATATGCAATTGCTTCTTCAAGCTCTTGCAGCTCTTCTCTAATAAGTTTTACTCTAAGAAATGTAACATCTGGGTCAAGCGGAAATTTTGGGCTAGTCTCAATGTCCTGATCACATGCTTCCATAAAATCACGGACTTTATCAAAGTTGGTTTTCATTTTAATTCCTTACATTGCGACCAATATTATACTTAGGTACTAGCTGCCAATCAGCTTTTTCTTTATATGAAAGTACTTTAATTTGACTTAGAGGTGCGATAGGCTCTACAGTTATTTGAGGTTCCATAATCTTAATAAGACCCCATTCCTGCAGAAGATTAGCAATAGTATTTCGCCTTGCTAAATCCTTCTCATCGAAGTCAGCAGGGCGACCATCAAGTTTAAATAGTTCTTTAAAATGTACAAGGTAGTATTTACCTTGCTTGTGAAGAATATGGCAAGATTGAAAAACTACTTTTTCTTTCTTAGAAGCTACACCAATTCTAGTAAGAGTTTCTTTTACCTTAAGAAAATCTTCGTTATTTTTTAGTGTTATCTCAACAAGCCCGTCAACTTTAGCATTCATCTATCCACCCTTTTGCAATCTCTGTTTTATTATGTTTATTTGAGATTTAGATAGAATTGATAGAGCTTGTTTTGCTTTCTTATTACTGTAGCCATAATACTGCTTAACAATTTCTAAATTCTCATCATCCACTCTCTTCACCCATTTCGCATAACGCTTCATTGGACGAATACTATTTAGATAATATTCAAACTGGAGCTTAGGATCTAGATGATGCAGCCTATTCATCTCATTTGCATAGAACAAACAATCAGGATATAGAGTTAGTGCCTTATTAACAATATAAGGTGCATAGTCTTTTTGAGATTGTTCGGGTTCTTCGTTGAATAGATTCTTCTTATTATATGATATTGAATTAACAAAGTCAAACGGAGTCATTACTTGAACTCCGCTTCACTCATAATCTCGATCAGGCAAGCCATAATATTAATTTC